TCATGCGGTTCGGGCATTGTTGATGGCCTCCTTTTGCTCTTCTAAGAGATTGAGATCTTCCCGGAGATCTTCCATGGAGTCATAGTTCCCCTGGTGTTCTCTGTCTACCCAGAGTTCGTGGTACCCTTTACCGGGAATGATCTGGATATCTTTTATGTAGCTCATGAATCTTTTCACCTCCTTAATACTGTGCAACAGATTTCCGCTATTCCGACCGCGTCCGCAAGGCTTGTCCGCCTGCCGAAACTAACGCGATTTACCCTGATATCTGTCGTGGCCAAGTCCAGGACCGCGCGAAGCTCCATGGAAGTAAGCCGGCCGGCCTGGGCCTCGATGAGTCGCTTTAACATGTTTTCCCACCTCGTCTCATCCGATTCTTATCCCGGCACGATTGACACACCAGCAGCCCGGGTACTGGTTTATTCGGGCATTTTACGCATATACCGGCGGCTTTCTTGGCCTCGTAAAGATCCTTTTCCCTTTTGCGCTTATCTATTATGGTCCTTCGGTCTGTGCGAGGCTGACGGTATGCCTCCAGAAAAGAGTTGATGTCGGGTTTGCCTAAGCCATTGGACTTTGCCCCGTCATAGGTGCGGCATATGTCGTATAAAAATCTGAGCATGACGGGCTGTTGCGCTGGGGTTAAAGCTTGCTTATAGCTCACGGTTGTCATTGCCGGATTCCACCTCCCCTCACTATCATCTCAACCATCTTGGAGTTATTGGGCTTACTGAGCTTGTCCAATTGCCAAGCGTGGTATGACATAAAGACTTTGCGTATCCAGAGCATTAGGTCACCTCCTCCAGCGCTTTGCGCCAGCATTTTCCACAGTCGTCGAGATGGCAAAAGTTGTTTAACCCTGCTTCGCTTGGGCATACGGGATCTCTTACTCCTTCAATAATCATGTCCAACTGCTTCTTGAGCCGGGCATTCTCGGCTTTAAGCTCAACAATCTTATCAACTGCCTCAACTAAGATTCCGAGTGCCATTGGTTTCGCCTCCGTCCATAAATAGCCAAAATAATCACTAAGGCCATTGCTGTAAGCAGTTCCATGGCATCACTCCCTGTAGGATTTTCCTCCTCTGTGTCGAAATGGTTGGTATTAGGACTACCATTTAACGAAGGGAGGTGCATTCGATGAGTAAAACTGATAAAGAGCTTACAGTCGAGGTTGTCAACACTTTTGTAACTGCGTGGTTTTCTAAATCCACTACAAAGTCACTTTCGGGCGATGAGCTCACCAGGCTTATTGAGGACGTGCATAAGGCTATTTCATCCCTTGGTAAGTCTCCCGAGCACGACTAATCTCCAACAAAGTACCTATTGATTGAGCAATCTTTTCGATGTCGTAAGTCATATTTACATCTACACTTATCTGCCGTTCTTGAAGTGTCTTTTCAAGTCCGGCTATTCTTTTTTCTAAGGCCTTGAACTCATCAAGGTCTGTTATTTTTATCTCAGCTGTGATAGTCGCCATCTTTTCTCACCTCCCCTCATGCAATTTGTTTTTTGCCTCAGCCAGCTTTCCTTGTCTCCAACATCCTCCTGATGTACTCCACTCCCTTAGGTGTTACAAACGTCTGAGGCTTATTGATAGTCTCGTCCCCCATGGTGATAGGCTTTTGCTTGACCACGAAATATCCGCGGTCGATATATTCCTGATAGGGTGTGTTGTCAGCCATGAGGATGTGCTTGTCCCTGAGGAACTCAAAGAGCTTGTTGCGGCCGATGTCCAGGGACTTGGCGACGACGTTCATTTTTTGGTAGTTGCTGCCGTCCATGAAGGTATCGAAGGCTTCTGCTTTGGGTTTCTGCTCCTCGATAATGAGCTGCAGGTTATTGATTCTCTGATTGGCAATTTGGACGGCTCTTGCCATGACTTGCTCCGGTGAGTTCCAAGCACGTTCAGCCTGGATAAAATGCTCCCTGATTCGATGAGCCAGTTCTCCGCCGGAAATCATGCAGATATGCTTGGCAATATCAATTGGGACTTTGAAGTCAATGCTGGGGCGACCTCCGGTACTTTTCCCCCAAAAAGGGGTAAAGTCTCGATTCTCTACTAGACACAATCTTTCTGATTGTTGCTTGAACCAATCCGTAAAATCTTTTTTGATTCCCAGGCCCTCATGAAGTTTTCTGGTGGAGACTTCCTGCTGTAGTTGATCGTTGATTTCAATTGGGATTAGATTAGACACTTTGTTCACCTCGCTTGTGTAGGATTTTCTTACCGGACTGTCGAATATTGGTACCAAAGCTCACTAAAGTGGCATGGGAGGTGTTGATATGATGACATACATTTTGATTGCCATCGGAATTGTGTTATTAAAAAGCTTGATGAATCTCGTGAAATATCTTCAATGCAAGCGTTACTCCAACCAGTATTTAACTTGGGCTGTAGGGGGAGATGACCCGAGCATCCTCCAAACAAAGTCGCAAGTTATAAAACTCATCAACTCTGCCGGCATTGATGATGTCAAGATACCCTGGGTACAGCCAATGGGATACGGAAAGCTAAGTAGTTTTTCTGCTGGCGTTCTGTATAATTACCCGTCCAAGCAGGCCGATATGGCTAGGATTACTTATTATCTTTTCGAGAATGCTATAGGCGTTTACAGGAGTCGCATATTCGAGGGGTTTAACCCCTTGTTTTGGGTTGAACTTTTTATCTTTCTCCCCAAAAATACACTTTCATATTTAGGGGTCAGTTCAGAAGGGTTAGCCGTAAAGCTATCACAACTCATTTGGTGGTCCGTATGCGCAATAACCTCCTTTGCTTTTGCTTTTCTTCGAGAAGATACCCTTCTTCTCTTGAGGAATTGGGCAGATGCGATGCTCAAGCAATAGCTTAATCACTTTACAATTTTCTCTAATCTCATGGATGATAGTTAAATCTCTTTCATGCTCTCCGGAACCGAGTGCATCCGCTAAGTTTATGTTGATATCCTTTAGCAATCTTGCCGAATCAATAACGGATTCATGACTTATTTCTATTGGGTCTGATGAGTACACCATCTTCTCTCTTCCTCTCACATCCTCGATAGGCTCTAGGCCAAGTTCTTCCCGGGCTTGGTTTAGGGTCTTTTCTCCGCTTGATATTTGTTCTTGGAGCTTGCTGTAATTATCAGCACTCAAACCCTCATCTTTAGTTCGCGGAGATATATCCACCCCTGTAGCCTCGGATAGAGCCGTAAACGCATCCCAGTGGCAGTTGACCATTAGCTGCCGACGCGGGCAATTTGTACATGCATCGGGGAAGTCGCTTTCTCCGTGCATTTCTTTTTTCACGTGCTCTTGGAGGTGTCGGGCGATACAGTGCAGTTGAGATTCGGTTAGATCGGCCATTGGGGTTCACCTCCTTTTTGCAGGAAGATTTAGTTTTTTGTAGAACTTTTCAATTGGAAAGAGTACTTTAGGAGAGGATTTAATTGACATTAACCTCAATAGATTACAAAATACTGGAGTTCGTTAATCAATTCACCAAAGTGGAGCAATCAACTGTTATTAACCATTTTTCATCCGAAATAGATTCGATTGAATATCGACTAGAACTATTAACCAAGCAAGAGTATCGTTCTGTAGGCGGTAGCTTCCGTATCCCCAACGAAAACACAAGCTATATTCTGAGAGATTATGTCACATTTCAAGATGACATAGGAGCCTCCCACAGTAAACCCGCAGGTTTTTTATATATAACCGATAAAGGAAAAGTCGCTTTACAGGAGCATAAACTGGATAAGCAGTCCGAATTGCGTCGTAAGTACGAAGAACGGTTTTGGCGCGCTTTTCCCATCATAATTTCCCTCGTAGCTTTGACTAAGTCTTTTCAATCTGAGCTCATTTCATTATGGCAATTAGTAGTGCAGCTATTGAAATAACCGCCGGCAACCATTCCGGTATGTCTGGAACATAATCCATTACTCTATAAAATAGGCTCAGTTCCTCTCTGCTTTTTTCCGTCGCGCTTGCGGCGGTCTTTTCTTTTTGGCCGGCCATCGTGTGCACCTCCTTTATTAGTTTGATAGGGTTTACAGAAAAGCTAACATATAGTGGCATGTCTGGGCTTATCGGAAAAAGTCACCTTAAGCCCCACCGCTTCAAATACCGACCGATTTATGTGTCTTGCTAACGCTTCACGTTCGGATGGCGTAAGATCCTCAAGTTCTTTAACTGTGCCGTCGGGAAAAGTGACTGTGGCGCGGGTTACCCTGTCCGGCCAACTTTTTCTTTTGGTTCTTGGTGTTGTCACCGGCATGTGCATTCCTCCTTTCTTCAGGCTGAATTCTGCTTTTCATCACGCGCAAACAGGTAATCGATCGTAAGGTCTGGAAAAAACGCTTTTTTTATTTTCAAAGCTTCATCACAAAAGAAACGCGAACGGCCATTTAACTTATCGCTCACTGTTGCAAAACGTACATTGAGCAAATCGGCTATCTGGCGTATGGTTATTCCTTCACGTGTCATCTCGGCCCTTAAATTTTTATAAAACACACTATCACCTCCTTATTTTGAACGCATTTGCGTTCGTTTGTTTTAATGATAAACTCTATTGCGTTTAATGTCAATACTAATTCGCAATTCATAAACGCAATAGAGTATTTTTCTCTTTACATATGTCCAAGGGTGTAGTAATATTTGGGTATACGGAAATGCGTTTATTATATGAGAGAGGTGTACCAAGTGGATAACAAGGCTAAAGTTCTAGCAAGTTTAATTGATGCAAGAGGGAGCAGAAAAGCTTTTGCAGCAGAGACAGGTTTACCCCCGACCACTTTGCAATCCATGCTTACCAGAGGGGTTGGCGGAGCTTCAATTGATAATGTGCTAAAAATTTGCCGGACCTTGGGTATTACAGTTGAACAATTAGAAGATATGGCCCACGGCCTTGATGCCCAAAACGATAGTTACGAACCCGAAACCATAGCTGCTCACCACGAAGGCGACGACTGGACCGAAGAAGAATTAGCTGAGATTGAACGTTTTAAAGAATTTGTACGGTTAAAAAAGCAGCAAAAATAGAGGTGACAGCATGACTTTATATGAGACGCTTTGTGATGAACTACACCAGCAAGGGGTTGAAGTTTATGAAGTCCCTCTGCTGCCAAGAAACAAAGGTTTTTATTGCGATAAAGTTATAGGACTTAACAAGAATATCGAGACGGAACGCGAGAAAACCTGTACCCTCGCTGAGGAACAAGCCCACTACCTTACCACAGTGGGCAGTATCTTAGACCAGCGTAAAGTGTCTAGTCGAAAGCAAGAGCGATTAGCCAGACGAATGGCTTATGAAAAACTAATCCCTCTCCAGCGCTTCGTGGAAGCGTCCAAAGAGGGATTAAGAAACCGCTATGAACTCGCTGAATATTTAGATGTAACAGAAGATTTTTTGCGGGATGCACTATCCTGGTATAAAGAAAAATACGGTTTATACGCTGATTTTTATACTGAGCAGGCATGCTATGAGATTTACTTCGACCCCCTGGGAGTGCTTGAATTTTTTTACGACGAGGACAAAGAATAGCTTAGTGCTATATATTTTTACCTTATACAGAACATACATTCCTTTATGGGAACTTGTGTTTCTAGGATATTTTGAAATAACCCTTTGTGAGTGGTGGAAAAACAGAAGGGAGCACGTAATGAAGTTAGCATGGGCTTATATACGGGTTTCGACCGAAGACCAAGATGAGTATTCTCCAGATGCTCAGTTGAGAGAGATTAAGCAGAAGGCAGAGAAGCTTGATTTTAAAGTCGTACAAGTATTTATGGACATCGGAGAGAGTGCCAAAGTCGCCGATCGGCCAGATTTCCAAAGGATGATCAGCGAGGCCAAGAGAGCTTTAAAAGGCGATGTAGACGCAATATTTGTACACAAGATGGATCGCTTTGCCAGAAACAGGGAAGACAGCGTCGTTTACAAAGCGATGCTCAGGAAGGAATGTCACATCCAGGTTCTCTCAGCTAAAGAGGACTTCGATGATGGACCTGTGGGCCGTCTCATTGAGGGAGTCCTTGAGTGCATCGCCGAATGGTACAGCCTGAACTTAGCGCAAGAAGTTAGAAAAGGCATGACCGAAAAAGCTCTCCGAGGAGGAAATCTAACACGCCCCGCCTATGGTTACACTATTAAAGAGCCGGGGGCTCCATTAGAAATCGTACCAGATCAAGCCGAGATAGTTCGTTTAATCTTCGATCTCTATACAGAAAAAAACTGGGGCCGACGCAAAATAGCCAAATACTTGAATGAACATGTTAAGGTAAGGCAACCAGAGCGAATTGCATCTAAAGGTAAGCGAAAGGGCCAGCAAATAGGGGGCAACGAGTGGGACTCCAGTAGAATAAAGTACATTTTGGATAATCCGCTTTATGTCGGCACGACTCGCTGGAATGTCCACGATAGTAATTCAGGATATGAAAAGAGACCCGAAGAGGAGTGGATTATTGAACAAGGTAAGCATAAACCGATTATTTCCAAGGAAACTTGGAATAAAGCAAAAGCGCGAAAAAATAGAAATAATTCTTCCCCATCAGAATCATCGAATTATCTACTAAGTGGCCTGGTCCGTTGTGCCGATTGCGGAGCATCAATGACTGCATCAAGCAGACCACAGCTAAAGGGGGATAAAGTTGTTAACTACTCATATTATCAATGTGAATCTTACAGAAAAGGGCAGGGGTGTCGCTCTCAGTACACCAGTATTAGGAAACTCGAATCCATAGTGCTTGACCACATGAAAACTACTGCTGAAACAGATGGCGAAATTAACATTGAAGTTATTCGAGATAGTTCTCGCGATACACTTGAGCTCGACTTACTCCACAAGTCCCTGTCTTCTTACCACGATCGATATACGAGAATCAAGCAGGCCTTTGAGGCTGGGATCGATACACTCCAAGAGTATAAAGAGAATAAGATTCGGCTCCAAGGCGAAGAAGGGGAAATAAAAAAGCGGATTAAACAGTTAGAAACCGTCAATCCGCTACAAGACTCATCTGAATTTAAAAGCAAGTTGCTCGCTGCGTATAATGTTGTGATAGATCCAAACGTCCCTATCGAAGAGAAGAAGAAAGCTATTCGACCCTTTATTAAAACCATTAAAATATCTAGGAGCCGCGAGACATTAGAGGTGAACTACTGCATAAAAATTGGTGTATAGGTTGTCTATAATGGGTCCTCCCATAATACCCAACCGATGCACAACCACCCGTCCTCACCTCGCTGTGCAAAAACATTACTACTAAAATAATATCAAACAATAACAATTTTCTCAAATTTATTACCGGCAACAAATAAAACAAGCCCCAGGGCACAAAATCCCTGGGGCTTGTTGAATCTTCATTTCTTCTTGGCCGTCATAGCCTTAACCTGTAGCCCATCTTCTCCGGCCACCACCTCAAACTTCTCTCCATTCATCTGAAAGATCTCTCCGGCATTCAGGCCTGAATCATCCAAATCCTTGCTGAAATCGATCTTACGTCGCTGCCATGTCTGGCCTCCATCGTCGCTCACCTTAACTTCCGCTACATAGTCCTCGCCTTGCGAATCATCAAGAAAAGTAACTTTCTTTGCCATAGCATCTCTCTCCTTCACATTTTATAGAGAAACCACTTGCACGTGGCCAACTCAAACTTGATTTCGTATCTCGTGAGCTTACCGGCTATCTCTGATTGACAGCTAAATATCTTCATTCTGTTGCCGGCCAGCTTTTCCTCATATACCCTAAGCACCTGCTCCACGTTGATGACAGCGTCTTTATGTTGAAATCGTGCCGGGGTAACGTTTCCATACGCGTCAAACTTTGCTATCATTTGGACCGGGTCCATGATGATCCTCATAAAGTTCACCTCAGAACGTTTATTCATAAATCGAACTTACGTTCTTATTATATGTCTAAATGGTGCTTTTGAAAAGAGGAAATAAAAAGCAGAACCCCAGCGCCTTAAATTTGCACCGGGTTTCTGCCTTCACCCTTACCCTTACCACTACACTATATGTCCCCATCGCCGTAGATGTGACAGGCACCGGATTAGTTTTCGGTGCTTTTTTGTGTTCCACGCTCTTGTCAATTACAATTCCTGGTGTTATAATCTATGTAAACATATTGTTTACATGTTTACATGCGTAAACATGGCATGAATACTAGATAAAATGTTTACATAATATAAAGGAGGGTATTTACATGTCTGATACAGAAAAATCTAATCCGTCAACAACCTATGCGGTACGGACTAGCAACGATCTCAAAGCTGATATGGCCGCGTTGGCAGAAAGGACCAGCCTCAGTCAAACGGAACTATTCTCCTTAATGGTGTCTCAGTTTAAAGCAAACTTGAGCAGCAACGCCGAACAAACTGAGGATATGCAACAGCTCCGGTACCACCTCTCTCACGCCGAATCCATTTTTGCCAACATGACTCAAAAATTACATGATCTCAAAGAAAGTTTCGGGGAACAAATCCAAAAGGAAAAGCAACTCCATCAAAGTGTCATTGGACAGATCGAACTCGGCCGACAGCAAGCGGAAGCCGAACGCGACAAAGCACGGCAGGATCACGGCGAGATCCAAGCAAAGATCAACGAGCTTACTGAGAGAAACATCGAGCTGGAATCCGTCAACAAATCGAATCGGATTACCATTGAGCTATTAACGAATCAGAATGAAATCCTTGAGGCCAAAGTTGGGGCCGCTATCGAAATGGAAGGTGAGGTTAAGTCACTCCGGGATCAACTTGCCAATGAGCAGAAGAGAATTGAAAAATTGCAGGCCGAAGTCGAACAAGGCCTCCGCTCCCTCGAGTCCAAGGAACAAACCATTGCTACTATGGAAAAATCTCACGCTGGCGAATTGGCCTCCGCGCAGAAGATGGCAGAACTCCAGATACATGCGGCCACAGTGGAGGCTAACAATCGCGTCCTGGAAGCCACGACAAAAATCAAGGATGAGTATGTCGCAAAGGTTGAAACTCTCCAGGAACGGATTCAAACCCTGACCGCACGGGTGCACGAGTTGGAACTCAGCAAGTCGTTATAAGCGCAAGCGCTTGCGGTTTTGGCCAAAATAAAAATGAGGCCCCGGGGATCATCATCCCTGGGGTTTTTCTTAAGCAAAAAAACCTTTAATATTTCTTGAAAAACCATTGACTTCCCGAATTCGGGATGATATTATAATATCAAGAGATATCCCGAACACGGGAATAGAAGGAGGAAGGCAAAATGACAAACACAATCGCTTTTGAAACCACCACCGACATCCTCAGTGAGGAACTCTATCAAACCCGATATATCATCGGCAAGGTCGATAACAAGCATTACATCTATATCTGGTCTGCTCGCCTTAGCGGCGAATTCGTAGAAATCAGTCAGGAAATGCTCACATCTCCCACTCATGACCACGGAGCAATGATCGGGACCGCCGATGAAATCCGTTGGGAAGTTGAAAACTGCGTAGGGTTCCACCGTGAGAGTGAAGACGAAGTCACTCGTGAGGCAGCCGAAGAGGTTGTCGAAGAGCTGCTAGAATCATTGAAATAGGCCGCAGGCGGGAAAAGCCGCCGGGCACGGGAGGATAAACAATGGCTAAATTAACTATTGGAACAGAAATTGAAACCTTCCTAGAGTTTTCTGTTTACGATGAAGACGATCGTTTTCTCTTCAGGAAAAGGGTCGCTGGGGAGAATTATGAAGAAGCAGAGTATGCGTGCTTTCGCGAGGGAACTGAAAGGGCGCGGACGTCTCTTAATAAATTCCCAGCCATACGTGTCTCATATTTCGGGAGATATACAAAATTAACCTGTTTAAGCTGCGGCAAACCCATGCCGTCGAAACTGGCCGGTGGCAAATATTCATATCACATGTGCCACGAATGCAACGCCTGGCACACCAATTATGGGGAAATATATTTAAGGAGGGTAGACATTGATAACATAACAAATTTGGTGTATTCATTCTTAATAGAGAATGAATACGTACAGGAGAAAATAAGTGAATCCACTAAGAACAGCAACACCGAAGTGAGATTAGAAATTGATTTTAGTGATAGTGAAAAAGGACTCCGCTTTAATGTCCTTCTTCATTTTGATGAGGATAAAAATGGAAATCAATCACAAACTTACGATCTTGGATATATTTCAAGGGGCGTAGAAATCTTTGAAATATACAGCGGAAAAGACCATGAAATGAAGGCGATTCGCATCCCGTTAGAGATTAGTGAATTCCTACGAGATGTGAATATGGGATAGCCGAACGCGAAAAGCCGGGATAAATCCCGGCTCCACCCTTAATGTGTGAGTAAAATCATTTGTTTCAATTCCTCGTAGGAAGTCTATGACTTTATGATAAGGGGTTGCGAAAGCTATGTCAAGGAGGATTTAAATGAAAAATACTATCGAAGATTTTTTTACAACGGACACCTACCCCGTAGACCAGGGCTACACCATCCACCTCAGCCGCGCCCCTGAGTTTGCTACCCAGGCTGTGGTTGAGGATGCAGACGGCAAACAGACCCTGGTAGACGTGTCTCATCGGGCTTGGGAGGATTTCGAGGATCTGTTGGGGATCATCGTTGAGGAGTACGAAGTTCCCTCTCCACTGGATGACGTTTTTACGGCTGCTGAGGCTGCGGCTCTGTGGGGGCTGGACGAGTCCACGGTGAAAAAAGCCTGCCTGCAGGGACGTTTCCGCCACTACGAGGCCAAGAAATCCGGATGGCCATGGTTAGTCACCCGGCAAGGGATGGAAAGGCTTTACGGAGTAAAATAGGCTTATCTATGAACAGAGTAGCACCGGGATTATTCCTCGGTGCTTTTTTGCATACGCTCCTGTATGGCTGCGTTGATAAAAGCGTTGACGCTCTCCCCTGCTTGCTCCGCTGCGGCCTTTATTTTGTCCTTATCGCCTTTTTCAACTAAAATCTCAATCCTGTCATATGCCTTTGCTCTATATTTAGCTTTCGCTCGGCTCGCTGCCGTTCCTGCCATATTTTTCACCTCATGTTTAGCTTAACAAAATAATTTTAAAAAATCAACATCCGGACGTATAAAAGCATTGACAATATACATCCGGATGTATATAATAAAACCATAGAGGGAAACAAAAAGGAGGCCACCACGATGAATAAAGACTTTACAGCTCTAATGGATTTGGCGAAAGCCACCTTGGAGCAGGAATACCAAGACTATTACGGCGGTTACCAGTTCGTGCTTGCCAACTTAATTGATGGCGGAGTAAGCGTAAGGTACATAGAGGTACAGCGAAAAGTGATGGACGTCATCAAGAGAAATCGCCAAACCGCAAACCAATTAAATGAGTACTACGATTCAGACGCCTCTTTGGCAAATGAGTTGATTGACTACATCACAGCCTAGCACTAAAGCCGAAAGCCGGGCGGCTAAACCCGGCGTGAGAAAGGATGGATGAAGATGGACACAATCAGAATCGGTACGGTCTACAATCTGAATGATAAATATAGCAGCAACTACACCCACTCCATTATCACTTACGATGTAAAGGCTCAAGAAACCGTTGTGGAATTGTTCAGTAACTGGAACAGTTTGCATAATAAGGTTGAGCGATTCAAGCACCTTGAGCCGTTGGAAGTGGTTGCAAAATATCTGGCTTAACCCCGCCTGACGATGGCTGCCCGGGAAGCAGCCGAAACGCTCTCCGGAGCGTCGCGGGATCCCGCTTCGAGCTGGCTTTGCAAAGTCGGCCTTGACATAGATTATTTGGTCTTTCTTAACTACATACGGGTATGATATCCTAAGTAAAAAGGAGTGGCACGCATAATGTCCAATGATGCAACCGGTACTGTATTATGGTTTTGCTTTGAGCTGCTGAAGGATGGAACAGAAAACCTCCTCCTGAGCTTCGTAAGGCTGGCCATAAATTGCTCAGAGGTTAGTGATAAGTCCAGGCTACAGGTTTATGATAATCTTATGACTGCACTTAAGCTTATCATGGCGAAAAAGGTTACCGCCGAAAATGTAAATCTGGTCATTGCCATAGGAGACGATGGTACAATAAGCTTTGAGGAAAATGTTACTCTAAGGTAATTTGCTGATAAAAACAAAAAAACCCTCCCCCGCAACAAGCGAGAGAGGGCTTTGCTATTACTTGCCTATCCGTTTATCTGCTTTAATCCGGCCCACAATAGCCACCAGACCGCCGATAGCCCCGGCCCCTATGACCACATACTCCACGATTTGATTCTGCGTCTCAGCGTCCACATCCAGCCCAAAGGCTCCGGCCACAGCTGCGCCCACAGCAATGAGTCCACCCCAGACTGTCCGGGATTGCCACCATAATTTATTGTCTTCCATAACTGATTCCTCCTATTCTAAAGCCTTTTTAGCCGTCTCAGCACGGTTTGCACCGGCATAATAGACATTACCGGCATCATTGGTCCCCTGTACCCCAACCCAGTGCTTTTTGACCGCCTGGTACTTCTCCGCGCTACCCTTATGAACCATGGGGCAGCCAAGCTTCTGGCTCAAGATAAGCGCGGCTCCTGTGTCTCCATCGGCATAAATTACGAGGTTATCCACTTCATCATCTCCTTTCAAGTCGGCAAATAACTTAGTCCAGGGAAACTTCGGCCCCGGGCAGTTTGGCCGGTTAACGCTGTCAATTCGATAATGACCAATGATGTGCTGGTCATCCAGCGTGATAGCCGGGTATTTGGCCATGATCTGACCGTGCAGCCACAGCGTAGACTTATACTGAGCGTCTGTCAGCCCGTCCCCAGGCATCCCCTCATGTTCAATCCCAATGGTATAGGCATTTGGGTTACTCCCGTCATACAGGCTCCAGCTGGGCTTGTTGACGGCCCCGGCATGCCAGGCTGTGTCCTCATCTTTGATCAGCTGCAGGATTCTCCCATCTCTTAACACCAGATAATGCGCGCTGCCCTGGGAGACGGGATTCTGCATCCAGCTTAAGCAGCCCGGGTAACTACCGGCAGTGATATGATCGACAATGGCCAGCGGCTTGCGCCCATTGCGTCCGGACCTGAAGTTCGGTGTTCCAACCCATTCAATAGTCGGCATAACTATTCCCCCTTCTGCTCCATGCGGTCAATCCGCTTGTGAGCCTGTTTAGACGACTCTTCAACACGGGTAAGGCGTTCCCCCATGGCATCCATGCGCTGGCCCTGTGAGCGTTGTTCTATGCGGATATCGTCCACCCCGCGCTTGAGATACTCCATGTCTGTGCGGAGCGTAGTGTCCAGCTCTGCATCTTTTCTCACTTCGTTCTTAGCCTCCTTTGCCTTTGCTGACCAGCCTAAGATGATTCCAGACAAAGTAGCCACAATCCCGATTAGTGCCGTGATGACTGTAAAATCCAAATGCCTCACCTCTCTTATATGTTATGGACATGTAATGATAATGGTGCGCAAAGCTGCTTTGCTCACTCTCTTTGACATAATAAAAGGACCAACCCCAGAGGGGTCAGCCCAATATGTGCAATATGCTTATGAAATATTTGCTGGGTTTAGCAAGTTCCTTAGAACCGGAATCACATTTTCATAATATCTAAATGTCTCAACTTCTTTACTGCTATACCTTGATTTATCATGGAAAAGTTTACCGTATTGATCTGTCTTTAGGTTATGTCTATTTGCCAGTATCCCAACCCTGGCACTCGTTGTGCCCAACATTTCTCCGATTTCCGTTGCTGTATAGGTTCTTTGGATTGCTTCTGGCAACGGGAGAAGATGCTCACCGGTGATGATTTTAGTAGCATGACTTTCAAGGATTTGTCGATAATTCCCATCATACCTGTCAGCTATTTTCAGCAATAAGCCCGCCTGCCTGAGTTTGACATTCTCCTCACTGGTCTTCGCAATCGTCTTTTGGTATTCCGTCATTTCAACAATCTTTAGTGTGGATTTGTCGGCAATATACCCGCCTGTCTGCCGAATCTCAGGCACTACATCCCGGCGAATCCATTTCCTAAATTCCACACCTTGAGGCTTATCGGTATACTGAAGGAATCCATAGAGACCATCTTCGTAGAAAATGGTGAGCTGGGATACATACTTTAGGGATGCTACTAATTTTACTTTAGTACCCTCTTCCTGAATCAAACTAACCACTTCTTTGAAAGATTTAAGCTCTTCTCCCTTTAGTGTGTCGTATTCAATCCCGGAGTCGAATTCCTCAGAAACGATACATTGACTAATAGTTGCAGTCGGATCAGAGTAGTTAAACAATGACACAATCTCACTTGCGATCCAACAAGGCTTTTTGTTCCAAATGAATGTGTGTACCTGATTGCCGTTAAACTCTTTGACAATTAAATCCACTTAAAACACCCTAACCCTTTTAATTCAGATGCCTAACGCTCATTAGGTCAACACGGCGTAGGCACATCGCCATGCTCTTTATAGTAAATCTGTTCAGATTGTATCATCCGGTAATCTATCCATAGTTTTTTCTCATTCAAACGCCCCTTTATCTTAGATAATATTAAAAGATAGACACACCCGAAAATCGAATGCGCTACCTTTTTAATATAAGAATATTATAAACAATTACTTAAGTGTTTTCAACCTCGAATTCACAAATTTTCACCATACCCCAGTGCCCTACTCCCCGTCACCTCCTGCGGGTTTCGGGCTGTATTTGGGGCATAAAAAATACGCCTGTGTTGGCGTTCGTGATGTTGCGCAAAATAGGTCAATTACGCAGTAAGAATCTCCTGAACAATCTCCCGAAGATTGCCTACATCCGGGACAGCCTCAACGGTAATTTGACCAGCAAGGATCAGAATGGCGTAAGATTGAGCTATTCGGGAACTTGTCGTGAATGTCATGACTAACATCTCCTTTATAATTATTGTTAATAGTCTAATTAGAGAGAACACCGGAAACCACTTCTCTCAAATTGCTAAACTCAGGGACATCTTCAAGACTCTTAATGCCACTTCGGATAAGCAATACATAATCCTGAACCAGTTTACTATTTTCGGTAAACATTACATTCCACCCCCGTTTAGCATTAACATCATCTCGAATAACTCTGTGTTGGCTTGCGCCATTTCCAGCCGGAGTTGTTCGATTTCCGAAGGCAGAATATCTTCAAGAACTACCTGATGAGGAGTCGCTGAAACATCCACACCAGCCACTCTTTTCCCTTCTGGAACTTCGATCTCCAAAAATTGAACCCCGCCTTGAGGGATTTGATAAAAGCCTGTTGATTGAGTGAAAATCATGCCTGTGTCGTCGTAGATGATTAACGTCATTTTTACATCCCCTTTTACCCTAATAATTCATAATAAGCATCGGCATTTGATATAGATCCATTACTATCCGTAAAAATAATTCTAATAGTGCATGATGAACTTGTTACATTCTCCAGCGAAACTCTTATAGGTACAGAACGAGTATTTATAAAAACATCTGTGGTATCATTCGTTACATGAGGAGAGCCTGTACTACCGAAAAGCGATAGGGTTTCTCCGGACGAACCGCCACCACCAGAGCGAAAAGTACCATTTACCTTGAGTAATACAAGCTTTGGGGCGAATGGTAATCCACTTACTGGGATATCTATATTCCATCTATCATTGCTACCGCCATCAAAAGTTGTACTCCCCACATAATATTTAAGCATTCCCGCTCCATTTATAGCCGTTCCAGCTACTCCACCTATCGTATTACCAGCCAAAATCTTGCTGGCCAGAGCTGCCGCTAATTCCGCAGTAATCGTCCCGCCTGGCGTATATCCTGCTGGGACTGCCTTCGTTGGTTTTGCGCTTCCGGTGATTTGTAGAGTGGCTGTTTGAGATGGGTTGTTAGGCATTGTACCTGTACGCTTTGTTTTAGGATCTGTACTGTAGTAGGTTTTCCCGGACAAAACATTCGCGTCTGCGGCATCTCCGGTTAATTTCACCTCCCCCTTACCCTGTAATATAAAATTTGTGCCATCATACCGCAGAGTATAGACTCCGCCTGATGCTAAATCCCCCAACCCAACATTTGTTCCATCGGGATTTTTTATGGATTTTGCACCTTTGCCGTTCCAGTTCAGGGTGGCCGCGCCCGTATTGGCGGCATGGATTTTAACCGTTATGGCCACCCCGGCCACCAGCGCAGGGAGAGCCGGAGTCGTCGATGCTGTATAGGCATTCGCACTCCCGGCAGTCACGGCATACGGTATCTGCTGCGTAAAATCCGCCTTGTGCGCAGCAAGGGCCGCTGTATTATCCACTACAGTATCGGTAAGATCGTCAAAATCTTCCTGGGAAATCCCGCTGAAGGCATCGTTGACAGCGGATACCAGCGCTGGTAGGTCCTCATCGGTTACAGTGAGGCCCTTATTGGCCATGTGCTGAGCAATAGCTGCAGCCATGATGGAGGTCTGGCGAAAAAGCTTATTGTGCATACGAGTCTTGGCAATCCCGTCAGCTAAGCCTCCAGTACGCTGAGACTCAGCCATATACTCCTCATCTGTCATGGCATTTTGAAACTGTTCATTAAACACTTTGAAATTAGAAGTTCCCGGCATTCATATTCACCTCACTATACATATTGAGTCCAGTATCCCTCACCGTAACCCTTAAAATCACGGTTAGACAGCCCATAACTGAAGAATGGGTTTTCCGAATAGATATAATTAATCTCCACCCCCAAAGGCTTAGGAATGATATACCCATTTGTAATCAAGTCTCTCTGCAGGTCCGTGAACAAGCCAATAATTAAAGCATCAACAGTCATATCCTGATTGTCTTGCAATACTATGAAAGCATCGGAGAAAAGCGTTTCCCAGATGTCATAAAGTTCTGGGAGAGTTCCTTTCCACTGATTCTTGATAATCTTCGCCTTTAGGATCACGCGATAATCCTCGTCATCCAGCTTCGGATTTGACCCATCTCCGGGCTGAAAATCCACAACCCTATCAACCCCTACAATCTGACCTATCGTGTCTAGCTGGGCCCCTGCAGCGGTGTCAAGTTCAAAATGCGCATAGAGATTTTCCGCTGCCTCTGAGCCACTTTCCAACAGCGACAAAGGAGCTGAAAGCCAGGCTTTGAACTTCGGTTTATTCTGATGCTGAGAGGTGACTAAGCTCAAATAACGGTCAACATTAGGCATCAAAAACCACCTCAATCAAGTCAGGATTACCTTTGGTAACCTCATTAAAATCTATAGGGATATCGTTAGTTCCCAAGGTCCCTCCGGAGATACAGGCCTTCAGAGAGGTGATAGAAAAAGCCGGTGAGCTCATGTCCCCCGCCTTCGAGAGTGCCGCCCACCATAGGCTGCTAATAGGCAAATCATCCCCGATCTGTCCGCTGTCCAGAAAACTGCTGACAGATGCAATAATAGCTTCTGTGTGGGAACTGGTGTATCCGCGCAATTGCTTTACTGTCACTTCTACCTGTATTTCCTTATATTCCGGTCGATAGAAGCGGATAGGTACAATTTGGTCATACCGGTCTATGTGGTTAACTACCACATCCCCGTTTGTGTAGCACCCTGGCGTTTTTTTAGCATAGATTACCGCCCCTAGATGCGCATCATTACCGCCCTCTATGATGCAGGTTATGCTGTGCGCTGGAAGCCCTAAAGCATCCACCATATTGGTATCATTCTCATAGACCTTATGCCGTGTTACACCGGGCACTTCAGCAATCGCTCCACGCAGCCCCTCCATAATTGCCATTGAGGGCTGAGCCGTACTAATGCTCTGCCGGGTTTTTAATTCCGGATCCGTTTCTACGTCTACCCCAGGTAGAGCCGCCACAAGGTTAGTTACCGCTTCCCAGCCGTATACGGGTGTGACAATCGTATTGATATCTCCCGAATTAGCTAGTACCTGCCCTTTAATGGTGCATGTAGCTGTAACGCTAACCGTTCCCCCGGGGCCAATGATCACCGATGAAGGCAAAGACCATTTATACCCTCCCACATCTTGCACCACGCCTGAATTTATGGTTGTCCCTGGTGTTCCGCTTAACCGTACCTCACAGCGGCTATAAGCATCCAGTATATTAGAAGGTTTTCGCTTAATCCCGTTAAGCTTGACGACAGCGTCCAAGCCCACACCAATAGCCGTAACAGGACTGCGGGCATTGTAGGCCATCTGAACGGCCTGAAAAGCATCAGATATTTTTAGGGCTACAATGGAAATCCATTGATAATCCTGGCTGTCCGGCTCAAGGTAGATGTCCTGGCCGAAGATATTTTTCGCGCTATCTACCAAATCAGTAACGATATCTGTGTAGGTCGGAATATGCAATCCAGTCTCATCAACGTATGGAGCAAAATAGGCCATCAGAAGGTCACCTCCACGCTTGCCTGACCGTTATAAATCGTAGAGACCCTACAGGAAAATCGATAGGATCTCTTTTCGTAACTGGAATTAAATTCTTCAATCGCCCTGACCCCTTGAGTAGCCAGAATTCTTTCTCGGATGATTAGATCCACCGAATCTAAATTCGTCTTGCTCCCACTTTGGCCAAGGATGTTTTGGAAGAGCGGCAGGCCTGCCTCAACATCCTCCCACCATTCCGCCTGGAGGAGCTTGAGATTTGTTAAAATCGCCTGTGCTACTGCTTCCGAACCGATATAAAAGTCCTGACTGTTCTTCCCAAAACGATAATCTCCGTTCGCATCCATCATTCTATATTTCATGGATTGGCACCCCATTAACTCTCACATTACCAACCAAGTTGATTCCATTATCGGACAACTCGATTTTCTGGCCCCCTGACAAAGACCTGATTTCCAGATTGGATGCATTGTAATTCTGTACCTTGTTGGGTTGACTACTAATCCCCAGGATAGCAAAGCCGTCTGAAAGGTCATGGCGACGCTTTTCTAGTTGATTCTGTATCCCCCCCGCTGACCACCATCCATCAATACACATGTCCCCGAAAACGACTAAGCACTCATCCCCTTTTTTCACAGGGAAGGTTATGGCAAATCCGCCTGCTTTAGGGATAACCACAGGGACATCCAGGAGTAATGGCAAAGCAACATCACTCACATTACCGGCTGTATCTACGATCTTTTCTCGAATAGCCGGCTGGACAGTAGCCGTTTGGGCACCAGCATCAAAGCTTTGAATGACCCCGGGTATGGCCACGCGGATATCATTGCTAATTTTATTGGTTAGCCTCTGGTACAGTTCAAACTCGCTACCGATTCGTTCCCCGACTGTCCTCATTACCACACCTCCTAAAACATGCTTTGATACCCATTAGCCACGAGAGCCGGCAATACTCCGGATTGAGTGATGCAGTCACATTCCGTGTACCAATCCTGGCCCCGGGTATCCCCTTTATGAGTTAATTTAATCACCCGGTAAATACCGTCCTTATCCAAGCCATAGAAAGTTTGACCTTGCTTAACCTGACTTGTCCGGATAAGGCTATTGTTCACGTGCAGGAAGGAGTCTATTTTAATGCGGGGATTAAGCAAACACTTTATTGCAATGCCGGCCTCTGTCTGCTCAGGAACGCCAATTAACCCTGAATTGGGATCCAGGGATACAATCTCACCTTCGGGATAGTCATCAGCTGTTATGATATTGATCTTCCCGTTTTCCACATAGGCGGTACCTTGCACAGACTGAGCAAGATTAAGCAAGAGATCTCTCGTCATACCGAAAGATACCTTACCGCGCGGCAAGGTATTTCTGGATAGGACATTAGCCGCATACCCCAAATCCGTAGGCACAGAGGCTGTGTCCAGACCTTTTTGCAGAGCCTCCCTTGCATTCTGGCCACGAAGCAACGAAAAGGCCGACACGCTATAATTAAGAGGTAAGTCACCATCTGCAGCAATTAAAGTCAAAGTATAATCCGTTCCGTTCTCCTTAAAGCGAAGCACCTGCAGGACGTTACCGTCAAAGATCAATCCGTATTGGTCGCTATCGTAACCAGCCTCAATGACGATTCTATATCCTTCTTTTATTAGCTTGTTTTCAGTTTCAACAGACAGATTGTAAATCGTGGCTTCAGCATATTGAGGCTGAGCAGCCATGACTTTTTCACAGCTAAAAACAATTCTGAGCTCAGAGACATCCAGCGCCTTATCTCCGCTTTCATCGGACACAATGACCCGGTACTTTCTCCCATAAAGCTTGCCCCCGATCTTTTGACTTTCCGGAATAACCCCATAGTTTGTGGACGGTAGTTGAGCAACCGCCGAAGTACCGGCCGCTACATTAGGCGCTGAGCTTGAGTAATCAAAATTCGAGTTATTATACTTATTCCAAATGGCTAGTCTACGTTGAAAATCTGAATTAGGAATAGCCGGCCCCACATAGGAATAAGTGAACTTAGACCAATCTCCTCCGGAACTCTGCCAATACTTTTTGATGACCTCCACGGCCACCGCCATGGAGAAAGTGTCGTTACTCAGTACTAAGCTAGTCAAGCTTGCATGGTCAGAAGGAACCGAAATTCCAAGCATTTTACCTGCGGACTGGAAACTTGCCATGTGCCATTTGGGCCAGACTTGACCGTAGCCCAAAGCGTTCCCATTGTCACCAGTTACATTGCGCCCTCCCGTCTCAGCTTCCACAGTGGCCAATACGATATTTACCGGGCAGTTTTGAATACTGGCCCGGCTTTGGGCCAGGGCTTGCCAATCAGCCAATGGTATCACCCCAAACCAAAATAAAATCCACTCCCAGGCAAGTATCGTCTGGGTTATCCATAGTTGTATTCCCGATGTTGAGTATAATGGCGCTCCCTAAATCCAAGTATCGGTATTGCTCAAAAAGGTCAATACCACAGACCAAGGGTACCCCCTCAATAATCAGTGCACCCGTCGTTCCGTTATAGATAGACATCAGCCAAACATTCCCCGGACGATTGTAGGCCACTCGCAGCTTGAAGGGTCGATTCTTGCCGTCGATGGGGATTGTCACGCTAAAATTTTGATCAGGGGCCGTGGTTAGGGGGATAATCTTCATAGCATCACCGCCTTTTGAGGTACAAGAAAAACACCGGCAAAATAACTCCGGTGCTTTATAACGTGCACAGCAGGATTTAATCTTCAATAATATATTCGCGTTTGGCGTAAAGAAATCCTAGCCTCTTCTTGACAGCATTCAACCTATTTACTATTTTATCATATTGTTCCTTTGGCATTACTTCTTCCATTTTGCCGCTCTTAAAAGCTTCATAAGTCAAGTCTGCTGATGCCCATACAAGGCTGTACTCACTATTCCCGAAAGCGAGGTATATATCAAGATCTGATCCAAGAATAGATAAAACTAGATTTCCATTGTAATTAGCTTTCATGTACGCTTGTTTCCATGTATCTGGGTACAGGCATTCTTCGCCCCACGTATATCCTTCTAAATCATCTTGAGCAATACACATCATAAAATTTTTCTGTTCTTCTAGTTTCTCTAGGGCTTCGAGCTTATCTAGTTTTGCTTTAATTCTCTCTTTTGTCTCTGAATCAAGTTCTATTGGTTTTTCCAAAGGCGTGTCCATGTCCTGGCCCACATTAAGCCCTTCTTGTTGCACTACCGGTGGTGTTGGTGTCGTTGGGCTTTCTATATCTGATACCTCTACTTGTGGTGTTAACGTCACTGGTTCTGATGTTAGCTCCGATTTATTACCATCCTCTCCAAGAACTGAACCTGCGCTTCCGAGAAGTATAAAAGCAAGTATTACAGTTAATACCTTGTGCCTTGCAAAGAAACTCCGGTTATCTGCTCCGCATTTGGGGCAGGCTTTAGCTCCCTTAGCAACTTCTTCGCCGCATACCTTGCATGCTGTAAGCCCATTGTTCACTTCAACAACCCCTTTTGATTTAAAAATCCTTTAAACTGATTCCACTATCTACTCAAAAAATCCTGCTTTAAGAATAATTAAATCACGTAGGAATAATTTTTACAGAAGCGCTTAATTCGAGCTAAGTCCACCTAATGCTTCCTGCAGCTGCTTTAAGATACTCGTATTCGGTTCAACAGGCTCTACACCCCCCCGATTGGTCTGCCCGGTCACCTGAGGGCGGGCACTTATTTTTACGGTCTTCACCTTTGCCACAAAGATTTCCCGAAGTATGACTGTCGCCTTTAGGCCGTACAGTGTGGTGTAGTCATCGGGCACCGCTATAGACTCAATGAGCATGTTCTTCCACACACCAAGCCTCGTGGTGACCTGCAGAGGAATTCTCAGTCTCTGCATCTCCATAAGCACCTGGAAAGCATTTACGGACCGAGTCATACCTTTTTCAAACTGCCCATCCACTAAGGATGTGGCCGCATCGCTCATGCCGATCTGAAGCGTGATCTGTTTAGCGTTTTCATAAGAGTGGTCTGTGATGCTTGCGCCCGACTCTACCGGATGCTCCGTTATGGTGACCGTTGAGCTTAGGTCGGTCTGGATGACGGCATCAAAGAAAAAGCCGGCTATGTTCGTTTTGACATAGACCAGCTGAGTCAGATCATCCGTGGTGTAGGGAGATGCACCGATAATCATACTATCACTCCTCTGTTCGCCCGAATCAGCAGCGCGGTAAGTGTACGATCTGCTGTTTTAGCAAACGCTTCCGGTTGTGGTGCGCCATAGATGTTATAGGTGGATTTTATTTCAGGCCTATTGTTCACTGTGGTAGTATTTTGAGGGTAAACGTAGGAAATACCTGAAGCGTTGCCATTGCTCCCTCCAGAGTAACCGTCCATAAACTGCTTGAGTACCTGAGGGTCAACGTCTGATGGGCCAAGAGAACTCCTCGGAGTGGTTGGTGCTGTTTGGGGGGTAATCCCACTAAACCACAGCGTCCCTCTTTTGAGTTTCTCCCACAAATCAGATAAGCCATTAGGCAGAAACGAGTCCTCTGACGTATTACGACTAGCGAGATCATCCAGTAAAAGAATGACTGCCGTCAAATTATCCACGATACCTTTTACAACATCCCCCAACGTTCGTAAGCCGAATATTATGTTTTCTTCCAGCATATTCTTGAAGTCTTTGTACCCCATCAACTGCGCAAGTTTATCCAAGGCTTCCATAGTAGTGGTGCCTAAATCTTTTAGAGCCCCGCCTAGATCCATAAGAGACACTGTAAATTCTTCGAGAAATTTTGAATCGCTCAGTCCCTCTTTAAACCTGTCAAACTCCTGCCAGAGCCCTGAAAAAAGAGATTCCCCGCCTTCTGAGTAGGTCTTGTAGTCATCAACAAGCAGAAGAAGGGTTGTCAGTCCGATAATCAAGGCCCCCAGCGGCCCCATATTCACCAGCTTAAAGGCTGCAAAGACCGCCACAGCAGCCAACAGCCCGTCTTTAATCGACCAGGCGGCTGAGCCTAACCGGACAAACCAACTCAGCACCTGGGCAATGTGCTTGGTCCATATGGGCATTTTCTCCTGGAGCATCTCATTGAGGCTGCCGAATTTCTCCTTTATATCACCCAGTGGTCCCTCAAGATATTTGGTCAGATAATAGCCTATCCACTGTGTGGCATAAGATCCTATCTGCTTTAGCCTCTGAAACTCAAAAATGACTGAGCGGATCATTTGCATCTGCTCTTTGTACTCGTCCGTGGGCACCATCATGTTCAAGCCTTCCTGGCGCAACTGCTGATACTTCCCCATCAGCTCCGGACTAAAATACAAATCCTCAAGGTTTGTGCCCAATGCGGACAATGCCGTCTGATAAGCCTTAGCGTTTTCTGTCGTCGCCCACATCTTCCGGGCAAAGATATCATTTTGCAAATCGGCTTTGGCTAATCCCGTGATATATTTTGCTATGCCCAATTGAGCGGTGGCGAAGAAGGCAGCCATGCCCGCCCCGGCCTTGGCAAAATTGCTGACCGCCGAATCGGTAAACCCGGATACTGCTTTATCCGCTGAACCCATAGCCTTACGAGCCGCCCCCAGGGAGGCATCATCTACCTTAAACCCCACAGATACTAAATACTCTTTCAGGATATTAAGCACGTTCATCCCTCCCTGCTTCATAGATTCTTCGTTCGTTTTCTGCCTTAACCATCAACCACTCATGGGCATCCAACAAATCCGAAAACGTGTAGGTTCCGTCCCAAACCTCGTGTTGTCTCCATACTCCCGCCATGACCGGTGCAAACACAAAATCGTTTATGTTTGCGCACCGGGCGAGAAGAACGGGAGGACCATCCCCGCCAGAGAATCCAAGAGGTTTGCGTCGAAAAAATCTGTGATATTCCAAATTAACGCTTGAATTGTCAGGTTCAGTACCAGTGGGGCGTCATGCTCGATGTCATTCACGCCATACGCGCCTTTTTCATCCAATACTGGTGTGGGTCCAGCCGGTAAAAGCTCCTCGCACACGCTCAAGCAATCCCTCTGCAGCTCCATAAAGGCTTGCTTGCTCATCACAGGGCTTCCCAGGGGTGCTTCTACTCCCACCTTCTTTCCCAATCCCATGGGGAGGATCTCACCCATCACCTGAAAGGCAATATATGACCCCAGCATGGCATCAAATTTCCCGATACGGAATTGACGGCCGTTGATCTCAGCTACTTTGTAGTGTTCGCGTTTTCCCATCTTATCCATAGGTTATCCTCCTCGTATAATTGATTTAGTTCCTGCCCCACGAGTCCCAAAAACTAATGGAACGTGGGGTATTTAAATGACCATAGAAAACTGGAAATTCAGTAGATATGGTCAACCGCAACAAGATGCACACAGGATAACGCATACCCCATGCAGCCGTCGTGCCTGTGGGCAGTGTGGACAAGTCAACCCCAAGGCATACTTCAAATTCGACTTGTCCAAAGCCTGTTGGGAAAGCTCTTTTAGGACAGACCCCAAAGGGCTTTTCCACAGGCTGGCACTGTCCACAGGCTCAGGATGAGGAATACCTGAGATTCCTCAGATCGTTCTTTGACAACAAAAAAGTATTTAAGTTTGTTGGGATTTCAAGCAAAATGGTACCGTGAGGTTCGTTCTGGCAAAGCCTTTTCCTCCTTGAGGCTCTGACCTCTTTTTAAGTCTGACTGCCAGCCCACAATTTGAACTTTTAACTCGAAGGTTGCACAGCTTAAAGGGAACTCCTCCGATAGTAGCAGATCGGTTGGATCCAAGGTCTTTTTAGGACAAGTGCTGATTCGGCGAGGTTGTTGACCTGTTGTGGTGCCTGGTCCCAACGTTAATCTTACAAATTGTTTGGCTCAGAAAGTGAGGTGATTTTAATTGAGTTTATTTGTCGGTATTGATGTGAGTTCCAGTGATTTTAAAGTGCGAATCTTAGATGAGCGTGGTAATGAACCGGTTAAAAGGCTACGGGCTTTGAATGATCAGCCTGGTTGTGAGCAAGTTGCCCGATATCTCTTTGACGCCTGTGCTCAAGTGAATGTGGACCGGCTGGTTATTGGTTTAGAGGCCACTTCCGTATACAGTTGGCCGTTACAAATGTTCTTAGCGGAAGACCATTCTTTAGCCCCTTTGCAGCCCCAAATTTATTCCTTTAACCCCAAGGTCGTTGCTAATTTCAAGAAGGCTTATGTGGACCTTCCGAAAAACGATTGGATTGATGCCTGGGTCATTGCCGAACGTCTACGCTTCGGTCGGCTCCCAGAGGGCTCTCAGGTCGATTTCCGCTACTTACCCTTACAGCGCCTCACTCGCTTTCGGTGTCATTTGATTGAGATGATTTCCAGAGAGAAGAATTATTTTCTCACGAACTTGTTCTTGAAGTTTAGCACGCTTGCCCAAGGTGCGGTTTTTAGTAACACTTTCGGCGCTACTTCTGAATCCTTGACACTTGAGTTTTTTTCTCCAGAAGAGGTTGCGGCTCGACCGCTTGATGAACTGATTGATTTCCTCATGGAGAAAGGAAAACGTCATTTCGAGGATCCGGAAACCAAAGCCAGAGAGTTGAAGGAAGCTGCCCGCAAGGCCCATCGACTGCGTGGAAGCCTATTGCAACCCATTAACCTTATCCTGGCCACGAGCATTGAAACCATCCACACCTTGGAGAAGCAGGTAAAGAAAATCGATAAGGCAATCGAAGCAGAAATCAGGCATTTCCCGAATACGCTCATTACCATTCCCGGTATTGGCCCTGTGCTTTCAGCTGGTATTATTGCTGAGATCGGAGACATCCGTCGTTTTCCGAATGAAGGAGCCTTAGCAAAGTTTATTGGGTTAACCTGGCGTACCCACCAGTCAGGTGATTTTACAGCCGATGACACACCCTTAACCCGAACTGGCAACACCTACTTGCGCAGTTATATCATCCAGGCTGCTAACTTAGTACGCCAAAAGGAACCAGAGTACAAGGTCTTCTACCAACGTAAATTTTCGGAAAGTAAGACTCATCATCATCGCCGTGCTCTCGTGCTTACTGCACGCAAACTCGTCCGTATGGTTGATGCTCTGCTACGCAGCAACCAAATCTATAGGCCACATGGCAATAGGGGGAATGCAAACCAAGCATGAATTGCGCTAACCGATACTCCATTTTTGTAACTTTTTCCCACGATAGTTTGGGAATGAGATGGTTTCTTGTTGCCTTTTTTGCCCACTGATTATTAGCTAACTGAAAATTTGACTCGCTTAGAGTCTTGACATATTACCGAAGGACTTAAGCTACCGTTTGGAAAATATCAGCAGCCATAATGGACCATGCTACTTGCTGTCCCGTGGCTTGGTAGGCTTTATCCGGTATCTTTAGAAAGCTGCAACCGTTACACTCATGGTAATCCTGCATGGCCGGTGACCTGACCACAATGGAGAGCTGTGCCCAGGCACTGGCCGGGGCATTCTCTAAGTAGTTGTATAGGCGCAGGAGCCACTTATGGAGGCTTGAGGTCTGTTGTGCTTGAACGGTTACGGTTCCGTTCCGGCCGGCGATTTTAGAGACCATCACGGTTCCGTCCGCGGCCACATCATGAGATGTTCTGTCGGTTGCCATGCCGATAGTAATCTGCCCAAGGCCTTCCCCCTGGGCTAAGTATCGGCCAAAGAAAGGATGAGAGAATACCACGCTCACATCCTGGAAGCTGTAGGTTGTATACATGCTTTACACCTCCTAGCGGTCTACGACCACGGAAATAATGACACTCTCAATCGCGCCGGCCAATTTGATAGGTACATAGATGGGCGGGGCCTTACGAGCGGCGCGGTCAGCGGTACTCTGACCGGCAACCGATTCAGAAAGGACCAGGAAACCGTCAGAAAGGGTATCCCCAGTATTCAGGGTCAGGATAGACGGACCGTTCCACACCCCGGGGGCTATAAACCCGGTCGATACTGCCTGACGACAAGGAGCAGTAATCGAGGATATGATCAGGGCCACACCGCCTTCTGTTTGTGGAACCTTTGCATAACCGGCCAGCAGGTCCATGACGGATAACTGGATATCGTTGGCCAGCACGTCCAGATTTATAACCTCGTCAAAGGGTGTCCCGTCGGCCATGACTCCTTGCTCAAAGAGGTTATAGGTGTTCCCCCGGTTGATATACACATTGCCGTTAACCCCTTTGATTGCACTTACATCAGTCAGACTTAGATCCTCCGGCTCAACCCCTGGTTCCTGTTTGTAGGCCAGCGTATAGGCTGAACTAGCCAGGCCGGTATTGGCACCCATGGCATACCCCATAATAGAACATACCGCGTCGGCCGTTGTGGAATACTGGCCAATAGACCGAAGATAGGAAAGACTCTGCAGCGTTTTGAATGCCCCGTCTGCTGATCCTGATTTGTCGGCAGCATCCGCAGTTGTATAAAAGAACACACTACTTGGAACCGCCGTTTCAATGTAGGCGGCTATGGCAAGAACGTCGGCTTTCGATGCTCCGCAGCAAGCGACAGCATACCAATCACTATTTTTTGTTCTGCAAGCAGTAACTGCGTCTAAATAGTCCTCTTCCTCGCCGCAAACTCCAATCATCACCCGGTTAGGCCGTTTCTTTTGCATAAAATAAAAAGCAGCCGCCTGGTACTCCGGCATTGCAGAGGTGAACCCATCTGCGATCATATCTTCCAGGCCCGCATATTCTTTAAGCCGCGTTTCCGCAGGGATTACCGTAGCTTTCCCGATAATCAAGCCCACATTAAAGCCTGCTCTGGTCGCGGATGCTGGAGATACTTCCACCTTAACCTGAACCACGTCATTCAGTGGTAATGTTGACATCCTGTGTCACTCCCCTTTCTGTAATAATTTGAATATCTGCACTCTGAATATAGGGTGCAGGGGATTTTCGTATTATTTTTTCATAGAATCTTGCCTGCAGGTCCGACCTTTCCCACCATTGGGAGCGAAACAACTCCGGCCGGCGATTGGGCAGCGACACATCAGGGATCATAAAAAGATTATGCTCACTGAGGAAATCAGCCGAATCAAAAAGCATGTGGCGTAACCGGTCGGCATTATCATAGCTGTTAGGGCCATAGAGGGTCCAAAAGACTTCATGGGGCCGGGTATAGGCTATTACGCGTTTTTCGTCCGTGGGCTCAATCAAAGGCAGGTAGGTTGTATCCCTTTGCTGGCCGTAGGGATCCTGACTGGACTGAATCCGGATAAAGGTTACATCCTCACTAATTTTCCAATCCGGAGCCCCGTCTTTTGGATAAGTCAGGCGGACTTTCGAGTGGCTGTTGAGAGGGATTCCCAGGGCTTGACAGGTAAGATTTCGAAAGCAATCTTCAATCTGCTTCAGTGTCAGAATCTGGTTCATTCTCATTCCTCCCTATGAAATCCCCATAGGCCCGGTAAAAACCATAGTCCACATCGGGATCCACCTTGATAAGGCGGTAACACTTTCCTCTCCATTCGGCTACATCAGATGTCCCTTGATGGTTTCCCGAATCCTCTGTGAGAAACATCTCCTTTTCAGAGTAAAAAGCTATCAGGGATGTGGGCCGGTCCGCTTCCGGGAACTGCTGTAATTCCTTCGCGGTTGCCGGCTTCACAATCCCCGTAAAAGGTATAATTTTCTCAGTTTCCACCCATCGGCCACGGTCCCAAGCACCAGTTTTCCGGTGAACCCTGAAGCCCTGATTAAGGTGAGGGCTATATAATATTCTCGATACATTAAGCACTCTTAGCCCTCCCGCTTGCGTACTTCATAGGCAATGGACCGTCTCAGTTCCCCCGTATCAATGAGGGGACGGTCACTGCCTTTCTGCTCTGCTGTATCCGGAGAATTAGGCTCCCAATTATTTTTAGGGTTAGTAAACCAATCCCGGACAGCATTTTGACCAATCATTCCGGCTTTCTCCAATTCATCCATAGCCTGATTTAAATTGCCATCCAAGGCAGCAGGAACAGCCTTGCCCAGCTGTGCCCCCAATGCTGCCTTAATCTCTGGTTGTTCGAGGGCCGGCTGAATGATAGGCCGCGGCGGCGAGTTCCAGAGAGGGGAGCCGTGTTCCTTAATATACATCTGATAGGCCTTGCTGTAAGGGCTCCCTCGATCCATATCCTCATCCATTTCCTCTCTCATGGCTTGATTACGGATGCCGTGGGTGTGGATATAGGCCAACTCTGCATTATTGATGCCTTCTTCCTCCTCTCCGCGGCTGCTCTCATCCTGAGGAATTCCCACTAAAACATCCAATTCAGAGATTTCCTTTAACCCCTTCAGCATATCCCGGGTTAGGTCTCTGGTTATTGCCGAAGTTGCCAAGCCTTTAAACATGAAATCACCACACCATCATTCCACCCTTGCCCAGTAACTTAGCTATCGTAGCCAGCTGCTGACCATAAATGGTAAGCTTCCACGCTGCCCAGCCATCAAGGTCACCGGCAATAGTGCTGTAGTCTGTGCTAACAGATAGGCCGTCTGCAGACTCAGAGGTAACCAGGCCCCGGCTTTGGCCGGCTGCAATAACCTGGGCCGCGGGACTTCCGGCGTTTGCTGCTCCCTGTAACCACAGGGTGACAAAATGGGCAACGAAGAACCCTATACAGACTTGCCAATAATCATGATACCGGGCTTGCTTTATGCTGGTCTGTGCTAGGTTAATGTACATTTGCACGATGATTTCCGGCACCAGCGGCTGGACCGGCTCTCCGTCCTCTTCCGGCTCAGGCGCGGCGAACTGAGGATAAACAGAAAGAAAATCCTCCAAAGTGTATGAAGGATTTTCCCCTGTTCTCAGATTTGAAGCATTCGCAATAATCCGGGCACTGTCTATCTCAGTCATAAAAATACCGCCTTTCTACTCTTTAGGCGGCTCTTGTTCTTCCTTAGGCTGTTCCGGCTCTTTAGGTTTCTGGTTGCCTCTTGGTTTCTTGGCTCCGGAAATGACTTCTAAGTCGCCATCTGCCTGCGCCCAACCGAATAAGGGGTCTTTCTCTGCCCAGTCCGGAAGCTCTGCGAAGTCAAGCGGACGGGTTTTGGCCGTTACTCTTACCCCTTTGGCATCCACTTCACCGTTGGAGAATTCAAAAGCCTTTTTTGCAAATACTCTAATACTCATAATGTCCTCCTTAAATGCCGTCGCCATAGCGCGGGGGTTGGAAATAAAGGAACTTGACTTGACCGATCTGCGCAGCGTAAGCAGTAAGATAGGCCATATCCCCAACACTGGGCTGAGTCATGACACGGGAAAGCGGCACAGTCAGATCAAAGTGAACTCGATCCTCATCATTAACGTATGCCATCAATCTGTCCGTTCCACCTGTTCCAGCGCCAATGCACCACCGGGAAGGTGCGATAACCAAATCCACTCCCTGGTTCTTGCCGATATTATTATTAAGCAAGTATTCAAGAATAGACATATTGCCTGCTTCAGAAACTTTTGTGCTAACTAAGTAGGTAAACTGCGCCGGTGGAATTAAGATATGATTCGGCATACCGGTTAAATCATATTCCGATGCAGCCCAGCCCGCGGTCATAATCTGATTGATATCATTTAAAATCTCATCCGGGGTCTTTTTACTCCATTGAGTCTGCCCGGCCGCCCCTACGGGTACGCTGGCCGCCACGACATGGGGGTTATTGACGAGGCCTACAGTTCCATAGGCCGCATAACCCTTATACACGTTTTGGTCAATGGATTTATTGTAGTTCAGTCGGATTCCCTTATCGTAAATATCATCAAGGCTTCGACCAATCCCTTGCATCTTCTGCTGATCCACAAACGGTACCTTCATGATGTGTGCCCAAGTAAATACTTTGTACAGGTCTTTACTTACGTCTGCCTGCATGACGGGGATAGCGTTGGATTCACCGCCAATAATGCCGTTCTCATTAGGCCCTGCTGTGGCATAGGACACATTATGGGTAGAAGTGAAGTCCACCCACCCGCCACCGGTCTTAGACACGATATCACGCATCCAGGTCACGGAGGTTAAAGGCTCTCTTAATTTAGGATCCCTTTTCTCCAGTTCCCCCATGAGAAAAGTCATACCGCTGGCCGTGGCCGCGTCCATGGTCATCGTCGCGAAACGCTGACCGCCATTGACCATGCTGTCCAAGGTACGTACATCATTCATGGGAGCAAGTGTTACATTTCCAGATTTCACAGTTCTATCTCCCTTCTATTACGGATTGATCCGATTGAGAATCGCAAGCTCAGTTACGTTATTGGAGTCCTTCAGGCCAGTTGCCCACTTAGCGTTAGTGATTTGGACCGTATTAGCGCCATCAGCAGCCGCTTCGAACCCTCCAACCACGCCCGCGGGAATCGATTCATTAGCCGTAATTCGGATATACACTGCCCCGCCCGCTGTAGGAGTTCCTACGTTGCAGACCACAGAAACGTTACCACGTTCAATGACATCACAGGGTTGGCTTGGCAGATATTGACCCACAGAACCAAGGTAATCCGTGGTCTGTTTAACTTCACGGACTGCAACCCCTGCGAAGGAAGCCGCCGTTCCCGTTGCTCCAAACTTAGAAAACGTATTGTCCGAATTGAGCACTACCGGATCACCAAATTTAGGACCTTCTGTATCCGATCCTTTCACCGGACGATTTATAATAAGGCAATCCCCATTCCGGGCAAACGTTCCCGGATATCCAAATTGCATTTGAATTCCAATAGCTTGACCTGGCATAATTATTTACCCTCCTTGTAGTGTGGATTATATTGCTTTGCCCACTTTTTACCTAGTTCAGTCATATCCTCAGGCTGAGCTTTGCTGTCCTTTGCGATCTTAGCGGCGTTAGCCTGCTGGGCCGCCAGAATGCCGGCATAACCATTCTGAGTTTGCGTAGCCGGCTGAGCCATTTGGGATCTGAATGTCTTGGCCAGAGCATCCGCAGCCTGTTTTCTTTCGCTGGGGTCCTTCATGGCCGCTATGATGGGTTTTACAGTTCGGATAGCCGTCAACATAGCATTGCGATCAGCTCCAGGAATCGGATTTTCTGGCCGTTCATTCGGAGGAGATACCGGGGCCTCGTCATTGGCATCAATTTGTTCTACCGGAATAGTCACTGATTCCTCTTGCCCTGCCTGCCCGGACAGTTCATTTTCCAGTGCATCCAGTGCATTAGCTTCAGATTTAGGAGCCAGTGCTTGGAGAATTTGCCCCACAGCGGCCTCCAGTTTATCCAACCTTGCTCCAATAATGCCCTCTCCTTCATCAACAGCCGGCTTAGGGGGTTCTGCCGGCTTTGGCTCAAATGGGGATTCATCCCCTGCCAGTTTAGACGCTTCGGCCAGCTCCTCCGGACTTGCGTCTATGGCAAAGGCCTTCAGCATCTTCCCAAATAATGTATTCTTTTTCATTGCTTTGCTCCTTTCGATTGGTTTATGATCCTTTATTGCCACGCGGGCACCTGCGCGCCCTGCGTCAACAACCGCAACATGGTTCCCTCTGAGGCTGATTTGCTTATAGTCCTCCGTTCCCTCGATGGGAACATAGTTACAGGTATAGCCACAGCTCACTTCACGCTTGCCATTTTCCACCTCAGATATAAGTTTAGGGTCATAGATAACTAAATCAGCTACCAAGCAATCTGATTCCTCGCCGGCACCTTGACGGACGTTTGTCGTAGTTCCCCGGGTATATGAGGAATAGTTATCTGCCCTAATTTCGCTTGAAGGGTGATCATCCGTCACCGGCTTCCCCTCGAAACTGGCCATAGCTGCAGGGGAGAATAGTTCATCAGGGCTTCTATGGACTTTGACCATGACGTCATATTTATCCTCAATCCCTAGCTCTTGCCCAAGATACTCCAGCCACCCCGTGCGGCCGATGGGCACATTATGACAAATTAAAAAGCCCTCCGGTGTCCGTGTCATATTCGGACTAAACCGGGAGCCATAGAATGCTTTCAAGGGCATCACTCCTTTACGCTGCTATACTTTACGCTGCTATACTTTGAAATTGCGCTCTGGTCATCATAGTAATAGCCCCGTTTCGGTATACTTTACGCGGCCATTGGACTAAATCAAGTGACACCACTGGTTCCGGATAACACCGGCAGTTGTATATCTCTCCGGGATGATAGGGTTTGGGAGCATTCTTCTCTCCATTCAGGAGCTCTGGAGATGGAGGATCCCGCCAGGAAACCATAACACCTTTCATCAAGTCATGACTGTCTCTCACCCGGGAGTCTCTCGACGTGCGCCAGATATACCAATCCAGACCTAAATTCTCTGACCGCGCCCTGGTGAGTGCTGTTGATGTTTTCCCTACTTCGGTTCGGGCTATCAATTTAGCCTTATTCAGAGAAATGTCAGGTACAAGCTCCAGAAGGTCCGCCAAGATACTTTCAGAACGCCTTCCATTCACGGTCTCCTGAGCGATATAATCCGTCATATCCCGGGCAATCGTGAGCGGCACAGATTTAATAATCTCAGCATTTCTTTGAATCTGATGAATCACCGCCCCACCCACCGGTCCTTGCAACTCCCGCCTTAATGTCTCATAAATCATTCTCCCCTGGGAGTTCTCCCGGGCTGCCGTTCGCCACGTCCGGCCGGCATCAGTAAACAGATGGGTGACCATTCTGTTTGCGGTTTCCTCAGCGTAGCGGTTAAACTCAGCACTGTTAGCCACCTTCTTGAAGATATTGGCCACCTCCTGAGGCTCTCCCACATAATTCACATAGCGCTGGATTTTCTTTAGCACCTGGTGAAGAGCTCGTTGGTATTCAAGCTCAATGCGTCGTTTTGGCTCCCAGAGGTCATACTTCATCGGCCTTCACCCCAAACAAAAAGCACCTCAACAGGTGCTCAATCTTTCTTTAATCTTAGGATACTTTCAATCCTCTTTTGAATGCTACCTTGGCTTGATTTAGGCTCATTTTATTAGCCCCGCCGGCATAATCCGGATCATCTCTTTGCACTGGATCATCTTCCCATCCACATACCGGGCATATCTCATAAAAATCCTCTTCTTCAAGGGTTTTCTGTCCACAACATGCACATTCATACCTGACCACCAGCATCACCGCCTTTGTGTTACTTGGGGAAGATTACAGAATAACACGTGAATAGAAATTATTCAATACTATTTATTCTTTTCCTTTTGGCGATTAAAGTATTCTATTCCCTGATCTGGCTTAAACATGGTCGCGATACCTTTATCGGGATGCCCCTTTACAAAATCATTCGTTTTCTTGTCGTATCGGATGACCTGGCCCTTATCGTTCTTATACCCCATAATATCGCCACCGACCGGTTTCTGAACCAAATCAAGTGCTCTTCTTTGGTATTGCTTGGGGCTTAGCTCGGGATATTCATTTCTGTGACGTTCGTGATGCACCTGAAGGTTATGTTTGTTAAATCCCTTTTTAAAGATATGCGGACCGTTGGATTTATTCTCCTCAACAGATGGCTCTTCCTCGTTTTTACTTTCTGATCCACCTTTACTCCCGAATTTTCCATCGGGTGCCCTGGGGTGATCTTCTTCCTTGAATTCGCCGTCAGCTGTAAACCGGGAATCAACTGACGGCTGCTTAAAATTTAAGGGATTAAGTTCGCTTAAACTCGGCGGCATATCTCCCTGAGGCTCTGCAACTTCGCCGGCCTGGGCGATCTCCTCGTCCGTGATGTTCGACCAAAGGCCTGTGATGTCGGACATCTGCCTGAGCTCACGCAATGAAGTCTTATGTGAAACCAGTCCAGCATTAAAGGCTTCTATGACAGCTGAAGTTGTAGACCCTGCCAAGTCAGATTTCTCTTTATCACTCGGCCGGCGTACAGGGTTAAACTTAATGTCAATATCATCAGGAACTCCCCCGAATTCAGAGACACACATAACCGGCAATAGCTTGGATAGCACCGGTCTGAGATACGCCTCTTGTTTCTCCTCGATCGTGTCATAGTAGTTTTGCATATCGCTTTCCCCGGTGGCGTTTAGGCCGGCAGGGCTGCGTCCGAATAGCTTTGTAACTGGGATCTCCGCGGCTCCCGCCACATCCATCATGAAGCTTTCATAAACTTCAGAGAGTCCTGAGAAAGAATATTGCTTAGTATCGAAATCATCCTTGTTGTCCAGCAGATACATGCCGAAGTTGTTCATCAACCAGTTTTGAGCTTGGACCACATTATATAAATCCTTTTGAGCTTTTTCATTTCCCAAAGAAAGCGCCTGACCTAAATCGTCCATTTTTAGCACTCTAAGATTAGCTAAAAACACCAACTGGGCTATGTTCCAGCTGGTGTTATCTCTTTTTTTCAATTCATCAAAGGTGTGCTCAATCTCCGATGCTCCCCAATATGTCTCGGCTTGTTTTTCCCAGAAAGGGAGTTCACGACCGATGAAGCGGAGTAATCTGCTGTGATGGACACGGATGGTTCCCTGGATAGATTCAGAGGTAATCTGATACATATCAGGAAGACCAAACTCAGGATCTGAAGGGTCTGTGACAAGTTGTGTTTCTGGATAGATGCCCGACCAACGGTCAAGCACCAGCAGGCCTTTAAACGCTCCTAACATGATCGTGTCATAATCCAAAGGTTGGTCTAATGCTCCCTCATGTCCATCAATCATCAGGATAGCCGCCGCCCCGCCATAAAGTCTGCCCCACTTTAAGCCTTCCAGAATTTTAGCCTTTACACTGGTCTGGCGTTCCAGCTTTGTCAAGCGGTCCATGAACTCCGGCCGCATTTGACTAGAAATTGAATACCAGTTTTTACACATGTCTTCAGGGATAACGTCGATGATCCGGCGCACTACCCAATGACTGCGGTACAAGCTGTTCATAAGGCTATAATCCTTCGTTAGCCGCGTCATGGGATAGGACGTGGATTCGATGAAGTTCGGGGTGCCGTAGCCCATCCTTGCCAGTACGTTCTGGAAGGCATCCATGGTGATTCCGCGCGGAGGTTGCGGCTGCTGCCTCGGCTGTGCGTTTGCTCTGTGTCTATCTTTTTTGCTCAACTTGCTAACCTCCTTGGCTTAATCAGCGTTTTAACCCCATACCGCAGAGCATCCGGGCAATGGTCCTTAAGCTTGATTGGTTTTTCTTTTTGGCCCTTCTTGATCGCTTCATCGTCCCATACATAGCTCAGTAACTCTAATTTAGTCATGGGGCAATTCTTACGATGGATTCTGATAAGCTTTCTATGCAGCATGGATGACACCATGCGGATCCCGTCCAAGACCTCGTTGTCAGCGTTGACTGTTTCAATAGTCTCTTTAGACCGTAGCTGCAAAGAACGGAGTGTAACCTTAAAACTTGCCGCCGATGGGTCAATCACGATGTATGTCGGCGGGATCCCTTTGTCGCCTATGAAGTCGATCAAGTCCTGACCATATTGCTCATTACTTTTCTCTACGCCTTTATTTTTATCGTCTCTTGAATCATAGTAATACTCATTGACTATCCACCAGGTGCGCATATCGTCGATTACATCCAGAAACACGCAGGGATTCACGGTGCCGTAGTCGATCAGGATGTAGCGGTTATACGACGGATTATTCCGTAAACCTGGCTCCATGTCGGAGTCATCAAACAGAACATCCTCAGACCAGGCATCTTTGTAAATTGCTCCCTGGGCAACAACCCAAAGCCCCAAGATGAAGCGCTGAAAGAATACGCCGCAGTACGTATCCTTGTACCTCTGTTTCATTTTTTCACTCAGGGAGGGATTATCGTCCATGATGAAGTGGATATGCAGTAGCTTCTTCTCAGCAGCTTTTTCAAGCCAATTCAGATTAAACCAGTGCATAGGCCCGTCGGGATTGCAGTTAAACCAGAACTTTGCCCCTTCAACTGAGCAACGTCCTGTTCCCTGGTTGACAAAGGATTCAGGCATCAGCGCAACTTCATCAAACAGAATCCCGGCCAAGGTGACACCCTGAATCAGGTCCTGACTGCGCTCATCTTTACCGCCGAAAATATAGAACTTATTGGTGACACCCCGGAAGGTGATATCAATGTGTTTGTCTTCCCCTGTCCTAACTTCCTTGATCCGATAACCCCGGATGATCAGCGCCGGCTTCAGCCAAGTCCACACATTTCTGTGAAAAGAGCCGATAGACTTGCCGCACATACCAAAGCTGCAGGACTCAAAGGTATCCATGGCCCAAAACACAAAAGATAAAGCCATTGGTACCGTTTTACCGGCCCTAATGGCTCCGTCACAAATGATTCCGTTAAAGTCTTTATAGGGGCTATCCTCGGTCCACCAGGTAAGAATTCTCATCTGCTTGTTGGAGAATGACTCAAAAAATAAGGCGGCTTTTTTCCTGACTTTATCAAGTATGCTCATGCTCATCAGCCCACACATTCTTCGCCCCGGCTTTAAGCGCCTCTATAAATCCATCGTCTTTGCCTTCTTCCCCACCAAATCCTTTGGCTTTATCAATCTCGACTTTTAGTTTTTCGACCCTCAGTTTTTGCTCCTCAGTGGCCATACCCGACTTCAGCAACTCATCATACTGCCTTATCATGCTCTGCAGCGTGGCCATAGCCCTGCTCTGGGCCTGCAGAAAGGTAGCCTGTCGATCCCAAGCAAATTGAAAGTTATAGGCCTCTTTTACTGGCACCAGCTTTACCTCGCCTGGATTATCCGGATCAGGCAAGCTTAAATACTCGGCGTTCTTTAGCTCTTTAATCATTTCGTCTTTGCCCGTTACGTACATAATCCGCTGAGCGCGGACGATAGCCGTGTATTGGATCGTGATATTCTCCCACAAGATATCCAGCGGATGCTTCTGCTGTATCTCCTCCATAATGGCCAGAGTTTCTTCCGGGAGATACTTGCTAAAAAAGCCATGGGTCTCGGCGTTCTTATTTTTCGCTGGAGCCCCGTGGCCTACTGCATTTTTATTATTAGGCTGACCGCCTTGCCTACGCTTTGTAGTACTACAATCAGTCTTTGAAGTACTACAATCAATTCCATCTTTCCACTTATCCCGAAACTTCCATACGCTGATGGTCTTTTCCGGGATATCTAAAAGCTTAGCAATTTCCCGATTCGTGATATTACCTTGATGCTGCTGATAAATCTCAAAAGCTTTGTCTCTGTCTGGGCTGCGCTCTCTCGCCACATCACCTCACCTGCCGTCTGCATTTCGTTTGTTTTGATTTATTCTAAGTAGACCCCGCGATTCTCCCGCATCAATCGCTCTATCCATCCATGCTCCCTATCCCACTCAGCATACTGCTCAGCCGTATCCTTGCACTCTTGCTTACCTACATCCCAGCGGCGACATGTACCGCAGTTGACCTTATCACCTTTGTTTATGGGCTTATGACAATTTGGATACATGTACAATCACCACCTTAAGTAAAAATATAAATAGGACCCAGCGCCTGCCAACGCCGAGCCCCAAAGAAGAGAAGGAGAAACACATAAGAAAAGACGCTCCCCGGAAGGAACGTCTTGTTTGGCTTGGTTTAGGGTATACCCTATACGGGAATTGTACCACTACTTTTACCTAAAAGTCAAGTTTCCAGATAATCGAATATACCGCCTTTTTTCTTCGGCTTTTTCTTCTTTCGCTTAGACTTGCTACTGCTCCCCGGGATAATCGGCCCTCCCAAAGGAATAACCGGCTTTTCGTGAATGTTGGGCGGCTTGGTCGCTGCCCACCACCTCCAAAAGCTATCTGAGCCGGCATCTATCAAGGGAACCCTTTCCTCCTGAGGCGCTTCCTCCGGCTCCTCGTAGTGGCATTTCCCGAATACCCAATACAGGCATAGTTCACTGCACTCCCATCCGTTAGGACAATCCATGCTGTCACCTCAATTCGTCTATTCCTCTTCCCACCACAAATCCAAAAAGTTCCAAGCATCCTCAACGCAAGCCTTTTCGATTTCTTCCATTGTGGCATTGTCTTCGACTTGGAATTCACCCGTATGCCTTACCCCAGTGTATCCGGTATTCAGGGTCCATTTAATCTTTTTCATGACTGCGCCCTCCTCTGATACAACCGATTCTTCGGGTTCTCCCACCCTTTGGGGATGACACGCGCCTCATACCGCCATTTATAAGCATCCTTGCCTATCATCTTAAACAGTTTTCCCCTGGCACGCTCAGCCGTCGCCTCGCTGATGCCGAAGACAAAACGCTTGGTCATGCTATTCCATATTCCGTACACCCTCAGGAACCTCCTTCGCCTTCCAGTTGCTCAACCCATCGCACGTCTCGCACGGGTCCCCGCCGTAATCCCGTATCTCCTCATTGCTCATACTGTGGTAACGGCACCGTTGGCACTTGACTGAGATCGATAATACACTCAGTGGTAGTATTGGTGTATCGTCTTGGTCACCCGACTCTCTATCCCTCATCAAGCACTCCATAGCCCCCACGGCCACAGCAGCCACATGGGTCAACTCCCGTATCATGTTGTCATAGCCGCCTTTGAGACGTGCCTCAGGGCCGTTGTTAAACACGGTTTCATTCACCGCTTCACAAAATTCGCCGTACTCTTCACCAAGGATACCGGTCCAATACTGCGGCGGGTGATTCTGTTCGCCCCATTTTTGGTCTTGGCGGTTACGCTCTGTATTGATAAGCTCTAAAGCTTTTTGCCTGGTGTTCATTTCCCCATCTCCTTCCAGCAAACATCCTCGTTTGCTCCTGTACTTCCTCAAACACTCCTTGCGGTAACCCCTCAGGGTCTATCAGGCCAATTCTGGAAAGCTTAAAGACCTTGACCAATTTGTCCCTAAAGGGATTAAGCCGGCTCTTGATATCTCCATCCCACTCAGGTTCTGGCCACTCCCCCGGGATAAGCCTGTATCC